CAATAGAAATATCTGTTAGACTTGCAGTCGCATCAACAATTGCTGAATAGTTATCTTCATTGCCAAGATCTGAATCTGCTAATTCTTTGTATTCATTCATTTTTACATGTGACTGTTTTTGTGTAAGTACGTCTTTCTTTTGAAATTCCAATGCTAGTCTGAAATTCTTGACTGACTTCTTAATAATGCGTTTCTTTCCTAAAAATGTAATTGTTGCTTGTGTCTTTGACATATTCTCTCCTTATCGTCTCACATCTATCGTCTCTGTCTTTTTTTAGTTAATCACTATTTATTTGTTGGGGTATTTGAACCAGTACTTGATGTTGTTTTTGGTGCACCTGTAGTACTACCATCAGAATTAGTTACCTTTTGACCAAATACATCCATTTCATACTTGTCGATATCAAAATCATCATCTTCAATAGCTTCAACATATGTTTTGCCATCGTTTCTGTCTACTGCAGTAAATGTTAAATTGTCTTGCGAATAAACAGTTGTATTTGTGTTTGTCTTTGGATCAACATTACCTAAACTAAATCTTCCTTTGAGAAGTGCGATTCTAGCCTTGGCTTGTTCATTTTGTGCATCATGTGAAATCAGTTCAAACACACAATAAGGTGCTTCTGTGTTTGATGAAATTGTTTGATATCCATCTTTCGTTTCCATTCCGAGAATTTTTGCACGAACAATTTTATCCATTGTATTTGCTACAAAGGCAACTGAGATATTTCCTGTACCTTTTCCTGGAGTCTTCCAAACTTGGTCCGATCCATTGATTGGAGTTGTAGTAGGTGCAATGTTTGTGATAGATGCACTAACCGTTGAACCAAAAGTTTTGCTATCTGGTCCGATATCAAAAATATTTTCTGGTTTGATTGTTTCATCATCAATCGCGTTATAAATACCAATTCTTACTCTTTCAAAACCTGATAATGCCATATTAAATTTCCTCCGTATGTTCGTATTTCATAGTTCTACTAAAAGCTCCCGTCACCGGATCAATATCTGGATAAGAGTCTATTTGGTAGAAGTATTGTTTTTCCAATATTTGATTAATTTTGTTTTGTGTATTTTCGTCATCCGTATCACCACGATAAAAAATTTGTATTTCTATCATTTGATCCTTAGCTGTACTGATATCACTTGCACGATTTGTAAAGATATTATGTATTTCAGATACTAGGACGACTGTTTTTTCAACATCCACATATTGCTGCGGAATGTTTTGAGCAAAAAAATTGGATGAATCAATTTTTAATTCATCCGAGTTTTCTTTTAATATATCTAAAATCACATTTGAGACCATGTTAATCTCCATTTAATTGTCTATAGACTTTCGCCTCAGCTTCTAAAACATCATACTTACTCTCTTCAATTGAACGTTCTTGAAAATGAAGTCCTGGAATGTACTTAGTACTATGAGAATTTTTACCTTTCCCACCATGAGCCATATAGCCATCATTTAAAAATCGTGCTATATAGCCAGGATTTTCTTTATCATTCTTGAATCCAACAAAAGTGGCACCATCTTCAGATTTATATCTCATTGAAATCGATTTAGACAAATCTATCTTGGTATCTCTTGAATGTTTTCCCTTATGAAGAGAATTGTTCATATTTTTTGTAAGCAGTTGTTTATAAACTTCTGCACCCGCCTTTGTCATTGCTTTCTTTTGAGTTTCAGTTGGAATTAATTTACCTAGCTCGTTGTCTAACTGTTCTAAGCCTTCAACTAAATCCAATTTTGTCATCTCTTTTCAGACTGATAAGGTCATACGCATCAGCAATATTTTCAGAATCTGGGTTATAGTCTGTTATTTGATAACTCTGATGGTCTAATACTGCGTACTTAGCACCATTTAATCCCTTTGCTTGGTGACGTACGATTACTATTACATCGAAACTATCAGGGGTTCCAAGCAATGTGACTTTTTGATTCATAGTAAGTGTATATAGACCACACCAAATGGTGTTGATAGGGGTTAATACTGGTTTGTTTGTATGCTGTGCAGTTTCTTTATTTCCTACACCACATAAGGAAAGACGTTTATTAAGACGGCTGAAATTAATTCTTTGAACCATTTGCGCCACCTCGTTGCTCTAAATCAATATACTTGCCTCTAAGTTGTCCAATGATCGAATAACTGACCAAGTCGACTTCACTGACTGCGTTTCCTACAATTGCCGAACGATAAGTATAATAAGAGCTTGCAATTGCAATAACTACCATTTCAAATTGATCCTTAATGTCGGCAAGCTCATAAAATCCTGTCATAATGCCATCATCATAACCAATAGCACCAATCACATAAGATTTGGCAGCGGAAATATTTCTCTTTAAAATTTCGTCATCTTCGTCTCCATCAACACGTAAACTGAGCTTAAGCACTTGCAATAACTTATCGTCATTCATGAAGTGACCTCCTATTCAGCCTTAATAGTTGTTTCTTTATCATTTGATGTTAAAGAAATCTCACTAGGCTTTACTGGGTGTTGGAGTTGTTGTTCCAGCCAAAGTTAATAAGAAAGCACCTTCTGAATCAGTAACTTCCGTATCAAAACGAATATTACCGGCAAGAATTTGGCCGTATGTTGGATTATCTTGCCAACGAATAGTATTTTGATTTCTGTCAAAGAATGTAATAGCACGTGGGTCACCAATCCAAGCAATGGCATCACCAGATTTTCCAAGCAATGTATCAGGAATACGAACTAGGTCTAATCCTAATAACATTTTGCCTGTTCCTTGAGCAATATTATCTTGTAGTAAGTAATGACCTTGCTTGTCTTTTAATGTATCAACGGCTTGAATAAAGCTTGAAGTAGCGACAATCTTAGGCATATAAGCTGGGTCGAGCTTTACATTGAGAATTTCTTTAATTGAGTCTGTAATGTCATCTTTTGATGAAAGTGAAACAGGTGTAGCTGTCTTCATCTTTTCAGCAATTGCTTGATTAGTAGTATTCAAGATTTGTTTTTGGATATATTGACCAATAAGACCAGCAACATCAAAGTCTGTATCATCAATCATTTCTTGAGAGATTGGCAATTGTCCACGATATGTAGCTACCTTATAATCGATTGACTTGAAAGTTGGATTGGCTAGTGTTGGATTTTGTTCCAATTCTTCAACAGTATGGAATACGGCATCAACTTTATCCTGTACTGGATATGTTCCAGAAGCAGTTGTTACTGAGGTATTTTGTACAAATTGTCTCAAATCATATTGAGTTTGCACTGGTTGTTTAGGATCATAAACAATATCCTTTGGAACAATAACTTCATTACCGACTTCCTTGACACCATCACGTTTTTCACCACGTGAATGAACATAGGCGTTTAGTGCTGAACGTACTTCTTCTTGTGGCTTAACAGTGATCTTGTTTCTTACTTCTTTATTTTGAAATGTCTTTTCTGGCATTGATCTTTTATCCTCTTTCTTTTTATCACCTTCATCAGATGATTTATCTTCATCCTCTGAATCTTTCTTATCATCATCGTTATTCTTAGTAATCATGCTCTTAGCACGTTCGATTTCTTTGGAATTTTCAAAATCTTTAGTAAGGCTTCTGATCTCTTCCATTTTTTTATCTTTTTCTTCTTGTGGTGCATCGCTTCTGATGAATTTTTCTGCTTCATCAATTTTTGTTTGAATTTCTTTAATATCCATATAATTTACTCCTTAATTTGATGAGTTCTAATTCAGAACCCAATGATTTAATTTCTTGTTGCTTAAATTTATCTAAAGAACGTTTTGATACAGTAGTTTCTTGATAGGCAGGCATTGGTGTAATAGACAATTCAAATAGATCATCAATCTCAGTAATATGTCTAATAGCGGTGTCAGAAGCAGTATTTTGCCAGCTGTCATTTCTAATGGTGAATCCAAATGAGCAACCTTTTAAATTACCGTTTCTAACATTTTCTGAAACATCACTACCAAGCGTCGTATCAGGAATTTGGGCATTAAAAAACAGCCCTCTATCATCTACTTGAAGTGATAAAGTGCTGCTATCTGTTCTTGCTAAAATGTTGTCCCAATTGTGGTTATAAAGTAATTGAACCTTACTTAAATCAACACCATCTAATGCTGACCTATCAACATATTCAATAAATCCGCCTAAGTCTTCACTTGGTTGGTCAAATATAATTGCATAACCTGATAAATTATTACCATTACTCTCGGCACGCTTTTCAAGCTTAAAATCACTATTATTAGCTACTCTAATTTCCTTGATTTTGTTCACTATCATCACCACCCTTCTCCGTTACCGTTGTCTTTGTCACAACGGGTGGTAAAGGATTATCAGTTTCATTCATTGCCTCTACCGTCAATAAATCTGAATTGCTCTTAAGTAAAATATTTTGAGCGAGTTCCGAACTTATAACACCGTTCTTTACAAGATTGGATACTCTATTTTCCACTTGTTGGCCATCAATGTCAGATACTTGGTTAATATCGTAATCAATATTTCCGTTAAGTTTTAAACTGAGCTCAGATTGAACACCCCTTATATATCTACCGATAGTTTGCGAGTACTGAATAGCAACTTGTTCAATATTTGAATGTTCACTTTCTGTACCTAAATAATCTTGGGGAACTCCATATACTTTGGCAATCTGATCACCAGTCCAATCTGTAGAAGAAAGAAGCTTAGATATATCCTTATTAATTTCTAAAGATTGGTAATCTTCCAAAGCATCTAAAACGATTGTATGTCCGTTTTTAGATGTCTCTTCAAATTTATTCCTTACGCTATTTCTAATTTTAGGGTTGCTTAAATCTCCACGGTTTAGTTTCAAAATACCCGATATATTAAGACCATTTTTCATCGCGTCTAAAGCTAGTCCCTTATTAGCATCTTGTAATTGAAGTTCCTTAGATAAAGCACTCAAGGGGGAGATTCCAACTAATCCCCCGTCAATACTCATGGTCTTCAAATGAATTATCTGTGAACTGGGAACATTATTCATATCTGGTTCTTGAGTATCAGGAAATGTTAAATCATAAGTTAAGTTCTCACCATCACCCGACTTGTAAATATTAACTTGAGATGGTTTCAGATACTCCAGATGGTCACTTCTGTTAGATTTATCACCCCAAATGTAGGCATAAGAATTTCCTGTTAGAAGCATTTGTGCATACATTGATCGCCAAAAAGCAAAGCTATTAGTTAAATGACTGGGATTAGTTAATACTTTTTTAGTAAAGCTATTATCCGTTTGAAAATGTACACTGGCCATATCTTCAGAAAGCTTATTTACAACTGCAAATACATCTGAGTATTTCAATGCTTTAGTAGCTGACACATAACCAGAGTTAAATACTAGCTGGCCATTTCTCAATGAATAACCTAATTCATAATCTCCACTCCCCAACATCTGGTAAGGCTTACTTGTTGGTCTTAATGATCTGAATAACATGTGCTCACTTCCTTTCTACCGTTATTAAAATCATTTTTGGGGTTTATTTAATATGTAAGTGACTACGAACAAGCTACCAGCCACAACATAATTACCAATTAGACTTCCAAAATGATAAGAATTTACATCGATAATCACTAAAGCCAATAAAAAAAGCACGGTGTCTATGTTTGATAGAAACCAATGCTTCAAAGTATTTAATATTTTCTTCATGTTGTTCTCCTAAAAACCAAAATCATCCGATTCCAAATAGTCCTGGATTGCTTGGTCACTATATTTGCTAAGCGGATCATCACGGTCACGCATGTCGTTAAAGTGAAACATTGCTTGGTGCATAGCATCTATCAAAGCATCGACCACATCAATTTTCATTGATTGTTTTGATTTACCAATCTCCATACCTGCCTTATTTTCACCAACTTCCGCATTCATAGGGGCTTTTTTCATTATTTCATCATCTAAATGCGTAACATTTCTGTGGAAGAAACTGTTTTGTATATATTTTATAGATTCAGACAAGTTATAACTGGTTTGTCGTAAGGGTTCAATCGGCCAATCAGTCTCATCATTTAGTGTTTGGATAAAATTATTGGTTCTCAAAGCATCGTAACCAAAGAATTTAACGTTTAAATTTTTTTCTTGAACATAATTTAGTAACCAGTTATACACTTGGTCGAGGTTAATTAATCCACGCTCGTTGTTCGTAATGGTTGCATAACCTAAATCTGCAAACTTTCGATATTCAATGCCATCTGATTTTTCTTTTGCCTCAATGGAACCAAGTAATTTCCAAGGAACAAATGAATGTTGTTCCAAATGATATAAGTTCTGTCCGTTATCTTGATATGGATATATAAAAGCAAGAGCAGTGTTATCAGAGGTTAAACTTGCATCAAAACCAACGTATACATCCCTTCCGTCCACATCAAAATCGCTTATAGTCGTAGAATCCCAATCTTCATTATCAATATACGAATTAACTTTATGATCTAGCCAAATATTAAGATTCTTATTCGCAAAACTAAATTCTTGTGAGTTGATACGTTTAATATCTAATTCACGTTGCAATCCAGAAATAAGTCCATCGTGTTTATCTGATAAATCCAACAATGGATTACTCTTTACCCATGTTTCAGGTTTATTGATTTCGTCTTCACTATCCTGGGACCAAATCAATGCCAACTGATGGTCGCCTTCTCGCTTGTCATCTTGTTCCATAGCACGAATAACCACATCTTCTTCTTGCTTGAACGGAACAGTCGAATCAGGATAAGCAGTGGAAATTTGAATAAATTGAGAATTAGGAGTATTGATTTGACCAGAAGTTATTTTGTCGGTAATCACACTATGGTTTGTTTCACCTGCTTCATCAAATATCGCAGATAAGAAGTGATAACTATCAAATTTACCTGACTCGGCAGACAATTGTAACAATCGATTATTCGTATTTCTTTGAATAACACGATTATGTTGAACGTCCATATCAACCTTTTTAGCGAATTCTTTAAACAACGGGTTAGTGTCTATTAGCTGATTCATCATAGTTGAAATGTAACCGTAGATTTTTTTGGCTTGCTCGGTAATGTTACTTGTAACCATTAGGTCTTGGTTATTCTTTCCGCTGGCCTCGATTAAATATGCATAACAAGCAATTATCGCGCAAAGATAGGTTTTTCCTTGTGCTCTAGCAACAGACACTATGACTGAACTATAACGTTTATTCTGATTATCGTCTCTCCAGCCAAATATTTGACACAAGATAAAATTCTGCCAAGCCATTAATGCGACAGGCTTACCTGTATCGACATTGGGACAAATCTTTGCAAAATTCATCACCTGCTTACACTTTGTTAAATCATAATAAAAAGGGAAATCAGACGTATTATTTTCAACACGTTTGAGATCCCTTAAATGTCTGTAACAAGCTAATCTAATATTATATCCGGTAGTTCTTTTACCATCTAAAACTTCGAAACAGTATTTTGTTCCTTCATCTTGATATTTCTTTTGTATATCTGTGAAGTCCTCACTTGAATACTGTTTCAATAATTGTTTTTCTTTATCACTCTGTCTTAATTTTGTTAAATCCATAATATTAACCACCAAACGCCTTCATCGCTTCATCAATATCTATATTGTTATCTTCACTTTTGGTATCAGTAAGTTGTGATCGTGAATTGAAATCAATTCCTAAAACCATTCCTAACGAACGAATATTCTTTGTACATGTATCTAAAACATTAACCGCAGGATTTTTCCTTAAGTTTCCATTGGAATCTTTGTATATTGTTCCATGCTTTTTGATGGCAGCGTAAGCCTCTCTATACTCCTGATATTGAGTGCAGAACATTTCAAAGTTAGTCTGATCAGATTTGGTAACTAAGCCCATTTTTATTAATTCTGGAGCAAGAGACTTCCACAAACTTCTCGCATCTTTGTTTAAATGCCTAGGCGGTTCAACAGGAAAAGGCTCTTGTTTATTATTTTGTTTTAACAGATTATTTTTATGAACGGCTTGATCAGGTTTGTTCTTGTCAACAACTGCTAAATTACGCTTTCTACCCGCATTTCGTGTGTTCAATACCCGTCCTCCTTTGTAAAAACTTTTAATTTTGAGGTTATTTTTTTAGCTCATGCCCACTGTGCGAGCTGTCTCCCATGCGACAGTAGGCGGGGGCTATTTTGAAAAATTAGGCAAGTCAGAAATATTTTTTAATAAAATATCTGTCTGAACTTTTTGGTTATCATTTCTATAACCGGTCTTATAAAATCCTTGTTCCCAATCAGTCTTTCTTCTATGACATGAATAACAAATCGTTGACAGATTATCCACATCAGTTATCAAATCTGGAGCGACTTGACCTGGAACAATGTGATCTACCGTCTTGCTTGGTCTAATGATGCCGAACCTTAAGCAGTACTGACACAAGTAATTGTCCCTCGTTAATACATACTCACGTATCTTCTTCCATTGCTTCGAATGATAGAAAGATTCACGTTGTCTTCGTTCCTCTGATTGACTACGTGCTTGCTTGTTATAAGACTTGGTATGTCTCTTGATATGTTTACGTTGTTCTTCCTTACGTTGCTCATAGAGTTGTATATCGCTTTTGTGGACATCACAGAATACTTTTTCACGCGGTACTAATGTATGGCAACCAAGATGTTTACATCTACTCATCAGCATTGGCAATACCATCTATAACGCCGACAATAAGACTTACCACTACTTTAAATATGATTGGTAAGAAGACTAACCACCATGACCACGTGATGAATGATAGCAGCTTAGCAACCACAAAGATGAGAGTGAGTAGTTCTAGAAAACCTAAGCCTGTTGATTTAGTTTTATTGTTATTGTTCATTTGTTTTCCTCCAATAAAAAAGCACCGCTATAATTAGCGATGCAAAATAAAAAGCACTACCTAAATTAGCAGAAGTACTTTATTCTATATCATTCTCGAAACGAACATCAAATGTTGATTTACAACTAGAACATTTATAATAATGTCTTGTTCCTCTAGTTCCTCTAGCAGAAGTTAACCTTACTAATTTTTTGCTTTTCCCATAACATCCTGGACAGTATGGCCCGGTTTTATTTAATAAAACGTATCCTGTTTTACTAAATGAAACATTTGAAGAAATTTCTTTTTCTTTTTTTAATTCGGAAACGTCGTGGACTAATTCAATATTTTCATTATATAAATCCATGACCTGTCCTTGAAGTTCAATAATTGAAGAATTTAATTCTGAATCATTAATCTTTTTTGCAATCTTTGAAATGTCTTTAAGCATATTAGATATCTCCGAGTAAACTACCATAAATTTCCCCCTGAAATGTTTTCAAGAGAATTGTATCACAATGATTAAATTAATATTTTGCAAATAAAAAGCACTACCAATTAAGGTAATGCCCTATGATATAATTTCGTTGTAGCAAGTTAAGACGGTGGCTAATCTTCATATAAAAATGAGGTGATGCCTATGATTAATAGTGAGTGTTACCTTGAGAAAGGTTAATATGAGCGTGTATCAAGCTTTAATGTTGATGATTTCATTTTCAACATTAACAGTTATCATACTAAAATTTAATCAAAAAAAATAACCGTCATAAACTTTAGCCAGTTTTCGGTTATTTAAAGTTTTAACAAAATAATGAAAGCAGCTGCCGTCTTACACGGTGCTACCAGCCAATACCTATTCCACTAGGTGTTGGCTTTTTATTTACAACATTATTATGTAGTAAAGCAATAAATTAATCAAGTAATTGATGAATTTTTTAGTGAACTATTCCAGTATAAAGAGGATTGACACAGTGGCGTTCCTATAAATAAATTCATCAAACAATTAAGCAACTCCTCACTATAACCATAAGAGGAGTCGAACCTCTAAATCATATACCGATATGGTTACTGAGCTAATAAAACATGAAAAACTCACTACATGGTTTTAACGTCTTATACCTGACGAATAATAGCCTGTGAGTATTTACTAGTATGCTCAGTACCACCGTCCACAGTTCGGAACCACAGGTACCCGAACTTGATCAAATAACTGAGGCTGGAATTGAACCAACCGATCGGCTTACCAAAGTCAACTACTAATACAATCGCAATGGTCCCCGTAGGGATACCACCACTTTTTTCATGCACGGTTAATATTGGGATGGCAGGAATCGAACCTGCATACTTGCTAGCGTATAGTATATCCATACCACTGGATACATCCCACCGAGGAGGATTCTATGAATAAGGGATGGATACACTCCCGGTATGTATATCCAATGAGGATCAGTGGAATCGAACCACTATCGTACGCCAGTATCCCCACAATGCCATGCCGTTATCATAAGCAGGCATTAATAGCGTTGAGCTAGATTATTACGTGTTTACTCACGTTGCCGTTTTTTTAAAGATCATTCTGCAGTTAGAGACAGGCTGTCTTTGTGTTAAAATAATTTGTTTTTATTTTGGTTTTATAGACTATCCTTGTCTAGATCTGTTTCTTTAACTCTCTACTGATTAACATTCTGTATGCCTTTGTTGAATCGTCGTCTTCTGGACTTACCACACTTATTTGTGCAGCTCGGTTTGTTGCTGACCAATTAGTTGGGAGAAAACCGTTATGTTTCCTTCGTTCTTCTTGCTTGGCTTTATAAACTGCCTTGATTGCAGGAACTAGTCTTTGGATATTTCGTTCAAGCAAGTCGGTTGGTATTCTTACAAACTCCCATCCTGGACTTTCTTCATTTAAGGCGTTTAGAATTTTTACATCTCTTTTTGAATCTT